GTCATCAAGAGTAGGAAAAATTTCGGTATATTGCTGTTCGCGGTAATACGCTTTCTCCAAATATGGAAATTCTTTGAAAAGATTCGGATACTTAGCAAGAATTTCCCGACGTCGAACCGGCGTAACAAGTTCGAGTTTATCTTCATCGGGTTCCTCTAACTCAGCTTCTAATTCTGCTAGTTCATCCTTCTCATCATCCTCTTCCTCAGTATCATCTGATTCGTCAGTGTCTTCATCTCCCTTAGTATCAACTTTTCCTTTCTTCTCATCCTTCTTATCGTCAGTCTTTTTGTCATCCGTCTTTTTCCCTTTCTCGTCGAGATTAATAACGTCTTCTTCGTTATCATCATCGCCAAGAAAGTCAATAGCTTCATCTACACTGAGAGCAGTATCCTCCATAGAAGGACCACCGCCACTAGATTCAGCAGGAGAAAAGAAGGGCAATTGAATACGATGATTAGTGAGTAGTTTGAACATTACCTTCTCCCATTATGGGTGCTTCTTGTTGTGATACTCTAGATTTTTTGGCCGGTGGAGCACCTTTTTTACCCGGCTGTTGTGGAGGTTGTGGTGGTGGCATTTGTGCAATCATTGCTTGTTTATGCATAATGCCATGCAACATTACGTTCTTATAACCGTCAGGATTATCAATCTTGGCTTGTCTACCAGCCTCACTGATAACCCATGAACGAACTATTTCAAATTCTACTGAGTGATTGTCAAAAGTTTCATCTACTTCCACAGATGGGTAGAACGGCATCTTTGGATTGCCAGTAGGAATAGGCTGAGAATTCAATAACTGTTTAATTTCATCGTATTGTTTCTCAACATCATCCTCACCAGGAACAAAGAAATCAGTTAATCCAATATGTTCTCTAATTGCAGGTAGATTCTCTGGTGCGCCCAGAATAGATAGAATTTCTGGATTCCCCGCGTTCAGAAGTGTCATAATGACATCCTTCTGCTGAGACCAACTAATTGGTAGATTTTCGTTAGCTTCCAACTCAATCTTACCAATCTTTCCTTCTAGTTCAGCCCTTCGAATGTATACATTGATGAAGTTACCTGACTTATCACGAGTAACATCTTGTTCATCGCCTTGTTCCTTAGCGATGTCAATATACATCGGAATAGCTTTACCAAAGACTTGCTTCCAACATGTAGTGAACATCTTCCAAACATTCTGAAGTCTCTGTAGCGACTGAGCGCGAGACATTGAATATTGAGAAGCGGTCTCACTACCTTCTAATGCTCCACCAAACAATGATGGCAATGCACCTGATACCAATTGACCAAGTGATTGAATATTGTTAGCGAACGGCATTACTTCAGGTGAAAGTGTTGCAGTCTTTACTTCGTAGAATGCATCACCAATACCCTTACCCGTTTTAGGAGTAGCTTCGTATACTGCGCCAGGGATTGATTCCATCTGGCGATATGCATTGAAATTCAATACTCCAGGGTCAGCAAAAGTCTGTCCAATACCATGTTCTATGGTTTGGAGTGTGAGAGAGACCAAGTCGTTAGTAATTTCCTGAATGGATACGAGCAATAGACCAAGAGGGTCAAAATGAATATAATCGGAAAGAGGATTATAAAGAATAGTCCAAGCATCATCCAACGATTCATTTTCTGCTTCAGCGAAGACATCATTAATGAAAACGACCTTCGCGCCATTTGGATATGCTTCCTTAAGTGCATTAATATCATTAATGCTACCTAGAATATTAAAAGCAGCAGGACGCAGCCATCCATTTCGAACAGTAACAGCGTTAACAGGATATTCGCCTTGGTATTGTGGACTAAGACGACCCCACTGTTCATATGGGTCCCTAACACCTGCTGAACCTGAAACCTTTTGTTTAAAATCAACCCACTTCTTACCCTTGAGATGGTCATAATGATTTACGGCCATCGCGTAGTGTGTTTCGTAAGAATAAACCAAGTATGGAGTATCACACTGCTTACGTGCATAGTTGGCGACTTTTACATACAAGCCACCCCACGCATCAATATGAACTCGTGATTTCGGTTCCTCAGTAGAACCAACAATCTTAGTAACAATTAGTTTCTCTTGCGAGATTTGAGGAATAATCAGTTTCATGCATGCAGGACACAATTCCTCATCAGGATGATTTTGCACGACATCCTGAATAGGAATATCCTCATCATCTGGCATGAATTTATCTTCCTGCAACTCCATACTATTCTGTAGAGCAGCAGGGTCGACCATTGAATCTTCAATTTGAAATCCACAGTTAGGACAACTAGTGTATTGATGATTTTCTTCTTCGTCTTCTTCTACATTCTTTTTGTAGGTTCCATAGTCCTTATCTTCTTTAGGATACGTATAGAACGCTACCATGCCCTCTGTACAAAAGATAAACAGAGCATGAAGCCAAAGAAGACTAACATCATTGTGACGATAAACCAGTTGCGCAACCTTATCTCCTGCCTTGGCTGTAGACAAATCAAGAGGGTCATCAGCATCATCAGGAAAACACTTAATGGGAGGAACAGTAATAGAAAGGGCAGCGATGATACTTTCGAGATAAGCTCTGAAAACATTGATAGGCTTATCGTAATAGGACTGGTCAGAATCGTTCTCGAAATCCTCGTCCCATATACGCCAATCGTGAGCTACTTCGGAATACCACGCTTTTTGGAATCCCTCCCAGAAAAGTTTTAATCTACGCCATGTGCGAATTTGACGTTCACGCACAGCTCTATCTTCTTTATCGAAGTGGTCTAACACTTCTTTAAGAAGACCTTGAATTTTCTCGTCTGGGAGTTTAGCCATCTTAACCCATCATTTGCGGACGATTTTGATTATACATGCTCCAAAATGGGGGAGGCTGGTTCATACCACCACCCATACCAGGCATAGACATTCCACCTGAAGGAACAATATTAGTTGGAGGCATTGGTGACATTGGGAATGGCATCGTAGTTGGACCTTTGACAATGCCACCATCACTACTACGAGACTCACCAGATGAATAGGGATTTGGTGCTCCACCTGGTGTCTGCATAATGTTCGTTGCAGGTTGCATTCCGCGAGGACCATTAACAGGTAGTTGTGGCTGATTTTTCTTACGTTTATTCTGCGGAAGCATTTGACTAGTTTGCCTTGCAATACCAGCGGCTGTAGGGTCGCCATAGTCTTGCGCAGCTTTATTCAATCCACCAGTCATAGCAGACTTCATACGTTGCATGAATGATGGTGAAGGTCCTGTTTGCACACCGGGAGGCATATTTCCAGGAGGAAACATTATACTCCTCTCTTTCGTCTAATCTTCTTTGAAGGTGACGTGTCTATCTTCTGATACTCTTTATTACCTGAATCAGCTTTACGCTTCTCAGATAACATTATTGCAATTGCTTGTTTTCGATTAGTTACTTTCTTACCTGATTTAGAGCCTGAATGTAATGCACCTTGTTTCCATTTGTGCATTACTTGGTCCCAAGGCATATTAGTAATCGAATCCAATATCGGCATTTAACCGTGATGGCATCGGATTCTTAGTCCCACCAGGATTCTGATTAGTTCGAATACTACCACGGCCAAAGTTTTTCTTACCCATTGGCTTAAAAGTAGTCTTCTTAATCTTCATTTTACCGCCACCGGGCAGCTTCTTTTTAATTTTCAAAGTAGTTTTTTCCATGAACTTCTTTGACGGCCCAGTATCGATAGCCATTACTTTCTCCTAGCAGATGGTAACTGAATATCCCTCGCACCTGTTTGTGGGTCAGAATATCCAGCTTTAAGAATATTGCGTTGTCTTTCTGCTTCGAAGGCTTCCATCTCCAATGGATTCCATGAGTATGAATTATTGATTGGAGATGATGCTGGTAATCCAGCAGGGGGATTAGTATTGTTAGTTAATGTATTCCACGCCATTTTATACCAAGGTGTAGTTTGTGCTTGCTTGGTATGTGTAAGTTCATGTGTCATCACATCTTCTTTTTCATCATCAGATAGGTCTTTAACCGCATCTTGATTGTAAAGGATGTGACCTGTAAATCGTCCCGTGCGCGCATAAGCATCGCGAGGAGACATAAACTTACTAACGATATTATCATTAGACGGCATCAATATAGGTCTCTGCACATTAGGCATTTTAGACAGAGCCCTAGTTAATGCAGACTGCATTGAATCGTCTATTGATTTATTAGTTGCCTGTTGTGGCTTCGCGTTGTTCTGAGGCAACGTCTAATTCTCTTTCCATATCTGCAACATCAACAATAGGCTTACCTTCATCCTGTTTAGCAGCCTGTTGTTGTGCAGCAAACTTAGCTCTATCTTCAGCTTCTAACATCTGCTGTCTAACTTTCCACGGAATAGTTCGTGGCATTTTAGCTAGTGGTTCAGGAGCTATAGTTCGCTCTGTTGGTGGTTCTGGAACTTTAAGTAATCTATCTAATAGTTGTTTCTTCTCGAAGTTAGCAATTTCAAGTTGATGTCGTAAAGTTTCGCAAGACTGACAGATGTCTAGTCCTTTAACTTCATGTTGGTCTTGAGAAACTCGGCGAGCGTATTCAGCTTTAATTGATTTATTGTGCCAACGAATTTCACACCATTGACGATACCACTCTAGTAAGAACATTAGGATACTCCTGCTACAC